ACCAGCGGCAGCACCAGCTGCTCAAGCAGCACCACCCGCAGCAGAGCCAACAGCTCAAGCAGCACAGCAAACAGCAGAGCCAACGGCAGAACCAGCAGCGTCGACAGAATGGCCAAAAGGGTTAGAAGCCAAAGTGGCTAAACAATATCCTGGCGAAGTTTTGACTCCGGGTACAGCGCACGGCACCGGCATGCTGAATCAGCCAGTGTCTAGGGCACGGCGACCACTCAAGCCCCGCAAAGTAAACGCTGATATAAATGATCCCAAGGGTGGCGTTCCATGGAAGGTAAGACTATGAAGATAACTGAAGGCGGAAACGTATGGGATGATGTTAAAGACATCAAGAAAGAATACGTCCCGGGAATGATTAAGAAGATCCAATCGATAATGCCGCCAGGCATTACGATCATCCCTCACATTGGTAGTGCCGGTTTCAAAGTTGCCTCAGGCGATATGGATGTTTTTGTCGATGCTCAAAAAATTGCGGAAGTATTTCAAGCGAAAGATGATAAAGCGGCTAAAGTTGCGCTCAAACAATACATCGAAAAGAAAGGCTACACCTGCGCGTTGACAGGACGTAATGTCCACGTTAAAATGCCTACTCCGACCGGCGAGTTTGTTCAAGTTGATGTGATGGTTATTCCTGACGCAGAGAAGGTAGCACCATTCCACCAACACGGCCCATCAGGACAATACAATGATCCGACATTCAAAGGCGGTGAGTTGTTTATGGTCTATTCGTCAATAGCAAGAGCGCTAGGATTAAAGTTCAGTGCGTTTGAAGGTAAGCTAATTGATCGTGCAACGAATAAAGTTGTAGCGACCGACAAGGATTCAATTGCCAAGATTTTACTTAACCCGACTGCTACCTCCGCCGACTTAGCATCAGTTAAAACAATTATGCGGGCGTTAGCGAATGACCCAAACAAAGAGGCTAAATTAGCGCAGGCGCGAGATGATGTAGCGGCTAAGAAATTGACCTTGCCAGAATCTGCCCCAACAGGAACGCCAATTTGGTTCAGATACATGTCTGATATGCTCGGAGATGGCAAGTGAGACTGAAAGAATTTACTCAGATAGATGAGCTTGCTCCTAAATTTGTTAATAAGGTAGTTGACAAAAGCCAGTGGAAAAGAAAAGGGTCTGGAATGGCTGCTACAGTATGGCAGCACATGATGGATCCGCATACTGTTGTTAAATTAGTAGGAGGCGGCGATGCGCCGGCATCTCCAAATGAATTAAAGACTGCTATTGCGTTCGTACAGTTCTGCGTAGAACACGGCCACGAAAACAAACACTTCCCGATCATTCACGGTATCAATGTTGATGATCCAGAAGTAGTGCAGATTCGAATTGAGGCACTGTTCAAGATTAAAGATGACGCAGTCGGCCGACATTTAGCTTATTTGGCTGATAGTTTATATTGGGGATGGGGTAAAAATGCAGTGTCGAATCTGAATTTGCATCTTCGAAATTCGATTTACGGGAAGAGTAATACAGCAGAAGATATATTAGTGGCGTGCAAATTACTAACAAAATGGGCACCGAAGTATCAGAAGCTATATAAGCTACCGATAGATAAAGAATTAGACTTACACGAAGATAATTGGATGGCGCGAGCAGACGGAACCTTAGTTGCTGTTGACCCGTGGTACTCAGGATCATAATATGAAAATAAATGAAATCATCGTAGAAAATAGACAGCGCATTGTTGAAGGCGCCCGCATTGCTCACGCAGAAGACCTCGTCTTCTACGAAGGAACTGCTGGTGCTTTACGCGCAGTCAATAATATTCTCACTCTCACTAAGAACAAAGACACGCTATCCATTAAATGGGACGGACGTCCAGCACTTGTAGCAGGTCGTGGCGAGGACGGTGTATTCATTATGACAGACAAGTCCGGTTTCACAGCTAAAGGATACAACGGTCTATACAAGTCAGCGAAGGAATTCGTCGCACAAAAGCAAAGCAAGGGCGGCGATACAGAGTATCTAAACAAGATATCGCAAGTATGGCCGATAATTGAAGCAGCATTCCCACCAAGCTATAGAGGATTCATTCAAGGCGATATGATGTGGTTCCCGGGCGAGCTAAAGGACAATGGCAAACGCTATGTCTTTACGCCCAACACAGTGACTTATGAAGTAGATAAAAAATCAACCTTAGGCGTTCGCGTCGGTCAAGGCAAAGCAGGATTCGCAGTCCATACGTTCTACGCAGCGCCTGGCGCAGAAGGGCAAGCACTAAAGAACACAGCAGGATTGAATCTGAATAGCTCGTTGTGCGTATTGGGCCCAGAGATTAAAAACGAAGCATCTGTCCAGAAGGATAAACTTCACGCAAAGCAGGTTGTCCAATATATCAAGTCGCTCAAGAAGCCGATCGATACGTTCCTCAATGCAGAAACGCTTGCATCGTTGAAGATGACCGGCTTGCCAGACTTGCTCTACACGTATGTCAATGCACAAACAAAGGGTGGCGACCTATCGCAGTTGTATGAAAGATTCGAATCGTGGGTGCAATCTAATCCTAAACTGTCAAAAGTGATGGTTCAGAAGGTACTTGAATATACGCATAACAATTCGGCTGGTTTGAAGGCTATTTTTGACGTATTCGACGCAGTAACAACGCTGAAATTAGACATTTTACGCCAGTTAGACTCACATGAAGGCCCAGTCATTGCTCACATTGCAGGACAGCGCGGTGGTGAAGGATACGTTAGTACAGACCCGGGCGGCCCGATCAAACTTGTTAACCGATTAGGCTTTAGTGCAGCAAACTTCGCGGGTAACGAGTAATGATTGGGATACAAGAGCTAACAAAAGCTCGACACGGCATAAATAATACTAACACCGAGAGGAATTATTATGCCAACAGAGCGGAAGACACGAACATTCAAGCCAACATATCTTTATATAAAAAGGCACACAGTGACTGGTAAATTATATTTTGGTAAAACGACCAGTGGCAACGTAGAATCATACTCGGGATCGGGAATTGAATGGACTGCTCACCTTAAAGAACACGGTAAAGATAAAACAGAAACGATTTGGTATTGTTTATACTATGATAGGGAGACCATTAAAGAATTCGCTCTGAATTTTTCACGTCAGCATAATATTGTAGAATCTGCAGAATGGGCAAATCGGGTTCCTGAGTCAGGCTTAGGTGGCGGCAACATAAAAGGAAGAATATCGCCACTGCGAGGGAAAAAGTTACCGCCACACTCCGACGAACGCAAACAAATAAATTCATTATGCCACTTGGGTCTTAAAGATACTGACGAAACTAGGGCCAAAAAATCTAAGGCCCTATTAGGAAATACTAGAGCAAAAGGTCGTGTAATGCTACCTGAGGAATTAGCGTTACGATCCGACGCAATGAAAGGCATCAATAAAGGAAGAAAGCTGCCAACAAAAGGAATTCCTAAGAAGAAAGAAAAATGTCCGCATTGCGGTAAGGAGGCGCCAATGGCCAATTTGAAGCGTTGGCACTTTGATCACTGTAAGGAATTATGTGAATAATTATCCGTTTATCGCCGAACTTACTGAAGCTCGCCAATTCTTTGACGCAAAAGATGTCAAGGGCAGGTCGCCTGACGACATTGCGAGCATTGTGTTCTTAATGATTATGACGTTAGAGATTGCACGTCACTTCAAACCATCCTTTGCTAACGACTACGCAAACAAGACTATGGCCTATAACACCTACGAAGCCATGCATTACTCAGGAACAGACTTAGGCAACCTATTAGCAGTGCTAAACAACCCGTCAGCCTTCAACAAGAGCCAGTCTAAAGTTAGCATTCCGTTGTTCCAGATCAATCGCTATCTTCAAGCAGCAAAAGGCAGCAGTTTCGAAAGCCACAGTGATGACGTTACCTTCTTCTGGCGCTTAGAAGACTACCTAAAGCTATACAGCAACTCTAATTATCGTATCCTACGCCGTGACGTCGGTAACTGGAAGGACTTATCGTACGCAGAAAAATCTCGTGTTCAGCTTGTGCTACGGCAAGAGTTTGACCGCCGCTCCTCATCCTGCGATATTTACTTATGGTTCAAGCAAGAGTTCAGGCTTAAAGAATCCATCGGCGAAAGCATTAGCTCAAAGCTTGATTACCACGATAAACTTAATCCTGACCTGTGGTACAACGAAGAACTGGTTCCTGACGTAAAAGAAGCCTTAGGCAGGATAGCAAACAAGTTCTCGGAGTTCATTGACGTCAAGCAAATCAAGATTATTGATTACGTGCTAACAGGAAGCAACTGTGCCTTTAACTACACCGAAGATTCGGACGTAGATATCCACGTAATTGTTGATGCATCCGCTCTTGGCGATAATCCGCTAACTTCGCCGTTCCTACTTGCAAAGAAAGCACTGTGGAACTCAGGTCACGATATCACTGTTAAGGGCTATGACGTTGAGATCTACGCCGAAGACATCAACGATAAAGAAAACCAACTCGTAGCAACAGGCATCTACTCACTGTTACACGACAAATGGATAAAGAAGCCGCAGCATGTTCCAATAACATGGGATGATGCAGCCGTAGTCAGCAAAGCCGAAGACATTATGAATCAGATCGACACAATGATCTCCATGGGAGAACCAGATCTAGCTGAAATAACGCGGCTATGGGAACACATCTACAAGATGCGTAGGGCAGGACTTGCTAAAGGTGGCGAGTTCGACTGCTCTAACCTAGCCTTCAAAACAGTTCGCAATCACGGATACCTGGACAAGCTACGTAAGTTCGAGCGTATGCGTGAAGACGACGATTTAACGCTAGAACATTCTACTGGTCTGCAAGTTGTTGAGTCAATCTTGAAGTCACGTTTAGCCAAGTAATTAGCACTTTTTTGTAGAAAAGGCTAAATAAAATTATGCAGTATCTACATGGTACTGTCACTATATTAGGAGATTTAAAATGGCAATCATGACACGTTATAATGGTGATTCACAAGGCGTAGTAAACGTTGATCGTTCACGTAACGATGCAGGTCCAGCACAAATTATCAGCACTGGTATCGGCAAGCACATCACAGCTATCAAGATTAACGGCGGCGCAACGTTCGTTGGTCAGATGAGCGTTGGTGGTGCAGTTGAAACCATCCTCCGCGTTCTGCAAGTTAAGGCAACAGTTATTGCTTATCAAGTTGACGTAGCTCAATTGAGCGTTATCGTTGAAGCAACAGGTTGGGGCACGACAAACCCAGCAACCGGCGCAGTTACAGTTACAGCAGATGCAGACTTGCAAGCAGCATTGGTCGCAATCGGAAACCGCGCATTAGACGCAACGATTCCTGTAACAGCATATGACTTTACAGCATTAGTTGTTAGCTCGGCCGGCGGCATCAAGTTAGCATAATTAACCCAACTCTTCGCAAAGAGTGAAAATAGACACTTCGGTGTCTATTTTCTTGAGCAAAATTTCTGCCGATAAATACTCGTATAATGAATAATCTGTTCCTTACTGTTGGTTATACGTTGGTTGACATTACTCAGACTAATGTGGTCTCATCAGACGATTCAACGCAAAGAAATGAACATAGAAATTGGGAAACACTGACTCAAGTGTTGGGATTACGGGCACAGTTGATGTTACTGAATCCTCCTGCATTAGCAGAAGTAGATTTATTGGTATGTAAGTTTGGGGCTGATTTCGTCGGCAAGCATAGGGTCTGGGTATTTAAGTTTGGTGTCGAATCAGAAGGAGTTTTTGCTGACGGTAATAACCTATATGGAACATTAGAGCGAGACTTTGTTAATGTGCCAATTATTTTAGGATTGAATGAGACGGCACCGATACAAATGCCAACATTCGCAGTAAGCGGATCGTCAAGGAATATTTACTTCGAACCATTTAAGATCTAATAGATAAATATTAGAATGAAAATAGTCGAATTGTTAAACTCCCTCCGCGTCCCGATTACGAATGAAGAGTCTGAAATATTAGACAAATTCAACGAATCTGAAATCGTGTTAAAAGCCGAACTTGAGCCACGTGAGCAGTTATTAGCCAACAACCTGGTGAACAAGGATGTGCTAACAAGGAGAACGAATGCCGAAGGCAAAATCGCCTACCGTAAAAAGATCAGAGAAGATTGAAGCTGAAAAACTTCAGCGTGTTTCACAGTGGACAAAGAACGAGCTAACTAATTTACAGAAGAACAGCAAGCTTCCGATTTGTATTGAGTTACAAAACGGGGATTACTTAGTAGGAACACAAAAAGTAGAAAAGATTTCGCCGGTATGCTGGAAAGTAGGCGAGGTAGAATTTAGTGAAAAGAGAAGCGCGGTATTTTATTGTGCGCTAACTCATTTGAAGCAATTTAAGGAAGCAAGAGAATTAAGAGATATGGATTGGAGAGTTGGTAAGTTGGACTCGGATAAGGCAGTGTTTAGAATTAGGTTAGACAACGCACATTCGGCAAATGACCAATTTAAAATCGATCTTTACAGCAGTAGATTCGACGACACAAAACGTCGACTCGCGCAAGCGAAACAAGAACTAGAGAAAATTATTTCGCAAGCTAAATACTTACATGGCATCATTTAAAGACTAGGAACCCACATGAAACTCTCAGATATGACACAAAAACCTTCGTTAAAGAAGCTGAATAAGGTAACTGAATCGCGCTTCGGATTTAAGCTTGACTATGAAGCCATTACTCTGCCAAAAGCAGAATTTATGCGCGCCAAGATCATGGAAACAGTAAGCAAGGTCCGCCGCAGTTCTGCTATTCACACAGCAGAACGTGATCCAAAGTATCTTGAAATGCTTATTGTTTACGAAGGCCTGTCGCGCTGGATTGACGCATACAAAACACAACAACTAACAGAAGGTGAGTTAGGTACAGCTGAAGCCATCCTTGCAGCTAAGGACATGGTTGATACAGCACAAGACATGATCGAGAAGGTTGGCAAGATGCAGAACGAACAGCTTCCAGCATTGCTTGACTCCATCCGCGATCAGATCGGCAGCGAACAAGCCGACGCTTTTAAAAACACAGTAGGTGGCGTATTAGCTAACCTATCGCAGCAACTAAACCAAGCCCGTGAGCAACTTGATAACGGTACCCGCGCACTAACAGGCGAAGGCGCTGCACCAGACGCAATGGGTATGGCAGGTGGTGAAGCTCCTGTGCCAGGAATGGACACAGGTATGGGCGGTGATATGCCAGGCGCAGAGCCAGGAATGGAAGAGCCGCCAATGGAACCAGATGAGTTCGGTGGCGTTGATGCAGCAGCAGGCGGACCAGAAGAGTTAGGACGCGAGCGCCGCTAATCAACAATATGAAAATCAACGAAATCATTCTCGAAGGTGTGTACGACGATGTAATGGCTGGTGCAGGTGACCAAGCATTAGATTTTAGTGACAAGTCGTTAAATGGTGAACCAGAAATGGAACTATCGTCAAACGCTGATACCAAGATGATCAATGCTGTTAAACGTGTCTGCGACGAATACAAAGGTCAAGGC